ACAGCGAATAAAGCAAGTAGATATGATTTACCAAACCCCCTAAAACAGGATAAAAATAATCTATCAGCCTTGCTCTTTTGTAATGTCTCACAAAAATCTCTTTGTAGGTCAGTTATCCCTCCTAACTGGAGAGTTTCTTTAAATATGATGTCTGCGAATAAAGGGAAGTCCTTCTTAAGCTTCTGTTCAACATTAGTTAATCGTGTCATATTCTGTCAGCCCTATTAATACCATTGTTAGTCCAACTCCGACTAAGAATCCAATCCAAATGTCCATATTATTATACCTCCTATAGGTATATAGTATAGCTAGAACTCTAAATTATCTTCTTTTTGAACCTTCTGACAAATAGTATTCAAAATTGATTAAATTGAAGGGTACATAAGTATTATTACTAATGGTTAATCGGCAATCTTTATTCCTAGACTGTACTAATACCTCTGCGTAATCAGTATCGTTATATGCTGCTCCAAGAGTCTGAGTATCAGTTACATTACTTGTGTATTCTTTTACATAAGTTTTTCCATTATCAATAGCTGCGGAAACATCAAAAGCCTGTCTATTTACTTGATCAAAGCTAACATTAAATGAGTCTAATACCAATTGATCCGAGATAACAGTTCCTGTACCCTGTTTAGCCTGTGGATAGAACTTACTGAATTGAATTTTACTCTCATAAGGCATACCAAAATAAATTGTATCAGCAGTAGTATCAGTTTGTAATACAATGGTATTAGATGTGGTGCCACTTATAGTATACTCATAAAGGGTATCAGTATTAACCGCTTTCCAGTCTGTTCCAGAGAAAGTAAAAGGCATTGTATAGGTGGTAGTATCAGAGGGGGGATCATAAGATTTTGAGAGTGTTTTAGTACTAATTACTCTATTGTCTAGGAAGATATCATCAAAATTATTTAATGTAGCCATTTCAAACAGCGTCCTATGTTTCCCTTCAAACAATCCTACCGCATATAAAGTATTCTCTACAACTGCTATAGTTTCTAATTCAATATCATCAAATTTATGAGTATACCAGCCCTGTACAATTCTTTCTCCCTGAGCATTATCTACAATAGTTAAGATATGTACTTTAGAAAGGTCATCATCTGTAAATAGAGCAATTTTATCAATACCATTACTGACTACTTTTTGAATATTCCCAGCTAAGAGTTTAGGAACATCAATAGATACATCATAAGCTTCGTAGTTTCCTTGATATTGAACCTCTTTTAGCTCCTGAACTCTGTTATAATTACCTCTTTTTTCAAAGAAGAATAATTTATCCCCTAAAATAAAAGGATCTGCTTTAGTATTTGATTGATAAGCAGTAGCTAGGGTAAAGGAAACCGTTTCAGGACTAAATCCTGGGGAACCTTGTAAGACAAACTGACCATCTTTAGAGAAAACTACTAATTTATCCTTAAAACCAACAGCATTAACGAATTCTCTAGTTTTATTATCTGTAGCAGCTACCTCAATAGGGGCAGTTTCGATAAGCTCTTGTACAGTAACCCTAAAGAAGTTAAAGAATTCCCCAAATTCAGAACAATTAACTGAGTCTGTAGCTATAAAACATAATCTGTTTCTGTATAGAGCCATAGAGTTAATTGGTTTTCCTATAAAGGAGGGGAGAGGATTACTTATGTTATCTCCTGCGTCTCTTTCTCCAAATTTAAAGTTCTCATAAGTAGTATTTTTAAAGTTATGTGGGCTATCGGTTCCTGTAGTAGTTAAATCAACAATCGTTCCGTCTAAAGTTCTAGATAAAGTTATTGTTGATGCGTCAGGCACAGATTTAATAAAATAAGTTAGACCGTCTACTAATCCCCCAATATTCAGACCTGAAACTGTATCATTATTGTAGATTACGGTTTCTCCAGCAACCCAGTTATGATTCTCTCCAAAAGTAATGGAAGAGGCTCCAGTATTTACCGAATCCATGTCATAATTCCATGATTCTGCTCCATCTAATTTCATATAAAGGAAGTTATTATCAGGTCTGCGGATTACAGCATGGGGCATTGTCGTATAATCATATTTATACTCTTTAAGAAAGCCATTACTTTCTTTCCAGTAACCAACATTAGTATAAGAATTATCTACAGCACTTAAATCACCCTCACCTGATGTCTCATAAGTTACTCCTTTTCCAGTTTCAGCCCATTCTACATAAAAATCATCAGACTTATCTGATTTATTACCTAACACTCTAACTTTATACCCAGGAGTATCTAGATTAACTGGTAAGCCATCTAAAGAATCTACATTTTGCCAAATTAATGACATTGCTTGATCACCTAAACCATCTGCGGTAGAAATATCAGCAAAGGGCTTTCCATTAGCTTTATATAATTTTAATACAGAACCCATTAAAGTAGCACTTACCGCTCCATCACCCCAAATACCTTGAACATAGGGCTCTGAGGGCTTCATAATTACTAACCAATGTCTACTAGCAACTGCTTTAGTATCAGCAGTATGTCTAGTATACCAACCACTCCCATTTCTATAACCATTATTCGCACTATCTGAGTTTTTAGCTGAGTTGCTATAAGTCCATCTCTTTACATCTGCTGAAGTATCTAATTGACAACCTATACGAAAAGTTACATAACCTAACTGTGCCTGTTTAAAGAAAACATAAGCGGAGGAGGCATCAGCGGCAGCAGTTAAATCTGAATCCATAGCTGTTTCTTTATCTGTTCTTAGGACTACTGTGGCATCTCCTATAGATAAAGTTTTAAATACATCTCTGGGTTGTTTTCCATCCCCTAGACTGGAGACATAACTAGAGGTATCTAGAAAGTGAACATTCTTTTCAACACCTGTTTGGTCATAAACTTCTACTCCAGAGCCATTAAACTTCATGAAGTAGGTACTATCTTCGTCTTTGGTCCAAGTATGTACAAAAGCATCGGTACTGGATACATCCATATCTAAAGCAGAAACATAAGTAATAGGATTTCTTTTACTTATACCATCTTCTACGGTAATATCAATATTAGTAACCTCATTCATTTGGTTACTACTTCTTAGTCTTTCACTTTTTTGGGAAAGACCTCCATAAAAATTAGGAATTGAGACAGGAGTTGGCATATTAGTTTCCTATTCCAGGTACTCTACCACCTTGTCTAGCACCATACCAAATATTATGTACATCAAAATGACCAAGCATATTGAGGTCCGCAGACTCATCTTCATATCTTTGCCAGACATCATAAGCCATTTTCTCTTCCATAGCTAATGCTTGTAAATGAGGACTAACACCAAATAACTTAAGATAAAGTTTTCTAGCAGTCTTCATAGTCAGATATCGTTTTACTACTTCAGGTAATTCTACGAATTGTAAGTAATAAGTAATATCAGCTTTAAGACTAGAATCAAAAACAAAGGTGTTATCTGTTAGATTATAAAGAAAATTATTTTTAATAACTACTTGTTTGTTTGAATTTCTTAATTCAACATCGTAAACATTAGCTGCGATAGGGATTTTATTATCAGAGTCTCTCGTAAGAGTAATATCCTCATACCTGTTATAATAATTTCTTGTAGTTGCTATCTCCATTAATCCCTGAGACAGGGTAGCTGAAGCTTGAAGAGCATCTTGTCTGAGTGGAGCAGTTAAATCAGCAATTTCACCAATACCCACTAAACTAAGAACTTCATTTACAGCATCTAATTCTGTTTGTTTTACCATATAAATTTTCCTCTATATATAAGTACCTACCCAAAAGAAAATCCCCCCCTTATTATAGAAAATAAGAGGGGGATGTAGCGAAATTCAGCACGACAATGCGTGTTGATCTATTAAGCAGTTGCCAAGCTTACAGCAGCATCAGTACGCAAAGCACCAACACCACAAGCAAGTTTAGAAACAAACAGGTGTCCCTGATGGGAAACCATGTAATCACTTTCCATAGTGATATCACGAAGCTTAACCATACCTGCGGCAGACTTGTGAGCAACCAGACCAACATAATTACTCATGTCGATATTAAGGTCAGTATTATAAAGACCACCAGCAGCCTGACTCCAGTCAACACCAAATCCCGTGTTATTGGAAGTCACAACAGGACAACCAGCAACCATTAGGACTCGACCTTCAGCGAAGTCACCATTTCCGAGGGAATAATCCTGACTCAGAAGAGCAGCATAACTCTGACCAGTACCAACGGCACCACCAGCAGCACGAAGCAGCAAGTAGTAACGAGCAGGGTCAAGAATAATCATTCTTTCTTCAGCAGGAATATCGTACTCATCGAGTTTCTGAACCGCAGTAATAATACCACTTACAAGAACATCAGATTGGGTAGCAATGTTAGAATCAGTAACAGATTGTCCACCACGCATAGGCATACCAGCACCAGCAGTACCAGCAGCAGCCGCAGCGATAGCACGACAGGAAAGGTTATCAACTCTACGAGCAAGAGATCTACCCAATTCCTTGGTATAAATTTCTCTTAGGTCGTAATGAGCTTTTGCTTCATCGAGATCATCAATAAAAACAGAAGCAATTTGCATATCGTTAATGTTGATAACTTTTTCGTTAGAACCAAGGAAGCTGAGATACTTAGTTGAAGTACCAGATGCCCAAGTCTGCGGAAGACCAGAAGCACCAGCATCGGTGTAATCAGTCGAAGTGTTACCTGCGTCTAAAATATCCTCGCCTGGAACATGCGATCTTGCGTGTGCCCTTCCGTGAACAGGAAAGGTAGCACTTTTTCCACTAGAAATAGTGCGGGATTGAATACGAGGGGTTACCTCGATTGCCATTTCGAAGGCAGCGAGGACTTCGCCACCAAAAACTTTCAGCCAAAGCGAGTTATCAGTAGCAAAAGTGCCTGTAAAAGCATCTCCCTGTACTGAGCCACCTAGTGAAAGAGGATCTACATCAGCCATAATATTACTCCTTATGTAATAGCCAATTATATCTTAAGAGATAAGGGTTAAATCAAAATCTCATCAGACATTAAAATAAATAAAAAACTTGGATTAGAGTATCCTTGTTATTTAAATTTTAGTAACTACATAGGTATCAGACGCATCTGGCTAGTGTTTAATTAAAAATTAAATGACACGGGTCTAATAATAAGTACCACCTAAGTCCTGTTCTTGTGTATAAAATTGAATAAAATCTTCATAATATGGTTAGTGAATTCATCAACGGTTAAGTTTCTCTTCATCCAATTACAAGTAAAGCAGCATGGAACAGCATTCTCTGGGGTATATCCTATGTTATTATCTTCTCTATCTAATCCCCCAGCATCCTTTACTGAGCAATATTTACAGGGTTTATGTCTTTCTTTGGTAAAAAACTCTAGTGAAATTGTAAACTCCCTTTTATATTTTTTACATCTAGCCTTGTACTGATTAAATAAACCAATTTCTGAGTGTGAATATTCGTATTTACAGGTC